GAATATGCCGAAGTAGGCAAGGCGTCAGCACCGTCAGCAAGTGCATCGGCAGGAGGTTCAACGCCGCCTTGGAAGCGTTGATTTAGACCTAAGCCCCTGCGGGGGCTTAGTGCTGGATGAATGGAGAGAAATGATGAACCTAGACCCATTTAACACGCCGCCGACGGTGCAGGCGATATATGACTGGTACAAAGACCAGCGCAAGGACGCGCACCGTCCGCACCTTGGCGGGTCGCAGATCGGCAATGAATGCAGCCGCGCTTTGTGGTATCAATTCCGGCACATGGACCGCGCGACATTTGACGGGCGGATGCTGCGGCTGTTTCAAACGGGCGACCGCGAGGAAGAGCGCATTGTTGCGAACCTGCGGGCTATTGGCGTGACCGTTTGGGATACTGACCCCGACACGGGCAAGCAGATCCGATTTACTGCGCACGATGGTCATTTTGCCTTATCGCTGGATGGCGTGGGGCAGGGCTTTAAGGAAAGCAGCCAGCCGCATACCTTGGAATTCAAAACCATGTCGGACAAGAATTTCAAGGCAATGGAAAGCAAGGGGTGCGAGGCGTCAAAGCCTGTTTACTATGCGCAATGCCAGATCGGGATGCACCTTGCGGAGTTGGATCGGTGCGCGTTTATCTGCGTCAACAAAAACACGGACGCGATTTATATGGAGCGGATCAAATACGATCCGGCGATGGCGTTGCAGTTGCTTGCCAAGGCGGGCGAGGTAATTTTTGCAGACAAGCCCCCGGCAAAGTTGCGCAATGATCCGTCATACTTTCAATGCAAGTTTTGCGACTACAATCAGATTTGCCACATGGAAAAGCCGCCGGAAGTGAATTGCCGGACGTGCGCCCATGCATCGCCAGAACGCGGCGGGAATGGCCTGTGGTCCTGCGCCAATGGCCAGGCATTCGGAACGGTATGCGATCAACACCTATTCAATCCGCACGCTATGCCGTGGGAAGTCCATGACGCTACGCCGGACTGGGTGGAATATGTCACCAAGGATGGCGAGATCATCCGCAATGAAAACAACAGCCAAGAGATTGCAGATCAGTGGGTGCCGTTTTGAAACTGCGCGTATTGGATTTGTTCAGCGGCATTGGCGGGTTTAGCCTTGGCCTTGAGCGTGCGGGCGGATTTGAAACCGTCGCATTTTGCGAAATCGAGCCATTTCCGCGTAAGGTATTGGCGAAACATTGGCCGGAGGTGCCTTGCTATGAAGACGTTACCAAACTCACAGGCGACATTCTGGCAAGAGACGGAATTGCCGTTGATGTCATCACGGGCGGCTTCCCATGCCAAGACATTAGCGTCGCAGGAAAGCAAGCCGGGATCAGTGACGGAACTCGCAGCGGATTGTGGTCCGAAATCGTCAGACTTATTGGCGAGTTATCACCCCGCTACGTCATCGTGGAGAACGTCGCAAACCTGCTTAGTGGCCCTGGCGACAAACGAGGGGGATGGTTTGGCCGAATACTCGCAGACTTGGCCGAGTGCGGGTATGATGCGGAATGGGAAAACATACCAGCGGCAGCCGTGGGCGCTCCCCATCGTCGCGAACGTGTCTGGATCGTCGCCTACCCCAACGAAAAGCGACGCAAAGGGCGCACCCAGAAACAGGTTTTTCAACTCGCCGGCAAGTCACGGGAACTTGTGCGAAAGCACGTCAACGGAAAAGTTGAACGCGGAAACAAACAAAAGCGTTTCGTTGGATCGTTGGGTGAAGTTCTGGCCGACACCGCGCAGTTGCAGCGCGATGGCAGCGGAGAACATCGGCAACCGGGTGAACGACAGGTTTCCCAATCTGGAAAGCGTGGTTGCGCGGACAATGTGGCCGACGCCAACAACCAGAGACTACAAGGGCGGCAGGAAGCCGGAAACCCTCAAGGCATCAGGCCGTGGGGCATCCAACTCACTCAACGATGCGCTAACCTGTCAAGGGCAGCATGGGAGCCTGAACCCGCCGTGGGTAGAGTGGCTAATGGGGTTCCCTCAAGGGTGGACCGACTTAAAGGATTAGGTAACGCAGTCGTGCCGCAAATCCCAGAATTGATAGGCCGCGCCATTATGGAAGCGGAGGGCAAAACATGAAACTCACTCTTAGACCATACCAGGCCGAGGCCATTGATGCGCTTTATGCGTATTGGGCAGACAAGCGCGGCAATGATCCTTTAATCGTGGCCCCAACGGGCGCGGGCAAAAGCCTGATCCTTGCCAAGTTGATCGAGGACGCGCTAGGCTACACCGGCACGCGCATTTTGATGCTGACCCACGTTAAAGAATTAATCCTGCAAAATGCCGAGGAACTTGTGAACATGTTGCCCGGCGTTGACCTTGGCTTTTACAGCGCAAGCATTGGGCAAAAGCGGCTGGACAAACAGGTGACGTTTGCGGGCATCCAGTCGATTTGGGAGAAAGCGCCGGACATGATCCCGCCGCCTGATTTGGTAATTATTGATGAGGCGCATTTGGTGCCGCAAAACACGACAACGCGCTACGGTAGGTTTATTGATGAATTGCGCCAATGCAATCCGGCAGTCAAAATCGTTGGACTAACCGCCACGCCATACCGCCTTGACAGCGGTTATCTGCACAAGGGCGAAGGCGCTATCTTTGATGGCATTGCTTATGACATCCCCGTTGGAATGCTGATGGATCAAGGCCACCTAGCGCCAATCATCAGCAAAGGGGCAAAGGCCAAGATTGATCTAACCAACGTGGGCAAGCGGGGCGGTGAGTTCATCGAAAGCCAACTCGCAATGGCGGCAAGCGATCCAGAACTTGTGCGGGCCACGGTTGAGGAAATTGTGAAGTTTGGAGAAGATCGAAAGTCATGGCTGGTCTTTGCGTCTGGCGTTGGCCACGCCGAAATGATCCGCGATCAAATGGCGGTTCATGACATTGATGCTGATGTTGTAACGGGGGCTGATAACAAGACCGACCGCGCGCGCAAGATTTCGGACTTCAAAGCGTTTCGCAAGCGGTGCTTGATCAACATCGGCGTGTTGACTGCGGGTTTCAATCATCCAGCGACTGACCTTGTGGCGATGGTTCGGGCAACGGCCAGCCCCGGCCTTTATGTTCAAATGGCGGGTCGAGGGACACGCAATGCGCAAGGCAAAACAGACTGCCTGCTTTTGGACTTTGGCGGCAACGTTGAACGGCACGGGTTTATTGATGCCGTGCGGGTGAAAGACAAGACGCAATCGAGTGGTGATGGCGTTGCGCCAACAAAGGAATGCCCCGAATGTCAGGAGATGGTTGCGGCGGGTGCAAGGTATTGTCCAAGGTGCAGCTACAAGTTTCCAGACCCGCAACTAAACCACGGGACCAACGCTTATGGCGGTGCGGTTCTATCCAGCCAGGTCGTTGCCGAATGGGTTGACGTTGATGATGTGGCCTATACACGGCATAAAAAACAGGGCAAGCCAGACAGCATCAAAGTCAGCTATATGTGCGGCATGAAGACGATTAACGAATGGTTATGCCCCGACCATGGGGGCTACGCAGCAAGCCGCTATGACGCACGCAAGGCCGCGCTAGGGGCAGAGGCGGCAAGCACTGACGATGCGCTTGTGGAGGCGCTTGTAAGCTGGACAATTCCGACGCGCATCAAGATAAAGCCAAGGGCAGACGATCCGCGCTTTGATGAGATTGTGCAGCTTGATTATAGCGAGGGCAGAAAGCCAAAACCGCCGGGTGAAGACATCTCATGGGAAGGAGATTTGCCAAATGCCTACGACTTCGACGACATCCCGTTCTGAAAGTGACGAGCAAATCGGCTTTGTGAATTGGTTTGAGGGTGCTTTTACGGGGGTGCGGATATTTCACATTCCAAATGGCGGTCATAGGGCGATAAGTGTTGCCAAGAAGCTAAAGGCTGAAGGCGTCAAAGCTGGCGTGCCTGATCTTTATGTGCCTGCTTGGAAGTTGTGGATCGAGATGAAGCGCACAAAAGGCGGTCGGCTATCTGCGGAGCAAAAGGAATGGATTGCATACCTAACGGGATTAGGCGACAGCGTTATTGTCGGCAACGGCGCAACGGATGCTAGTCGGCAGGTGCTGGCGTTTTTGAAAGTACGGCGCGAATGACGTATTGTGTGATTGACAGGCCGGATAATTTTGCAGCTTGTGCGATGGCTGATTGCTGATCTTCCGTGACGCGGCAATGAATAACTTTATCTTTTTTCATGGCATGTTTCCTTTGGGTTTTGTGCTGTGCAACACTAGGGCGGATTGTGATGGAAATCAAGGCTGGCGTGATCGTGTTCGCATCATCTGACTGTAGGGACGGCATTGCAGATGCGCGGGCGTACCTTGCAGAAATGAAGCTGAAGCCGGATCAAGTCAGGCTGTACCGCCATGATGGGCAGGTGCTGATTCAGACGTTAAAGCCGGTTGCGCTAAAAAAACCAAACTAGCCACTTTTCCCCCTTGACCGATGCCTGCCCCCACGATACACCAGAGACAAGGAAACGCAAATAAGGAAACCAAGTTATGACACGCACAGTATACCGCGACAAAGCAATGCAACGCGCAGAGGCAGAGGGCCACCGTTTGGCTTGTGAGGATTTGGCCAAAACGCCGCGTCACATGCTTGGCACTGGCAACCCAAACCATCCAGATAATGACCCAAAGCCAACGCTTTTTGGCTATGACGTCAGCGAGTTTATGGCAAGGCAGCATAAGTGACCGCCACCCTAGCAGCAGAACTAGACAGGCTTGGCGTTCGCGCCCTGCCAGTCGCGCCACCCAAGCGAGTGCATTTGCCAGCTTGGAAACCGAAACACAAGGGGCAGGAGCCGCCTTGGTAGGAGAACCCCGATGGATAACCTTTGGAAGAAATACGCTGGTGATTTTAATAGCATGACTGATGATGAAGTTGACGACGCAGTATCCGATGAACAAGAAAAACTTAACGAGGCCGAGGAGTGGCTTGAAGCTGTTGCGTCGTGGAAAGCAGCGGGAAAACCAAGGAGACCAACCGATGGGTGAAGCACCTGAAACGATGTGGGTTTTCCCCCGAAAAGATTGGTTTGACGCGGGGGCAAGCACACACAAGATTTTGATAAGCGGTGCGCGAGACACTGAATACCGCCGCGCCGACCTCCCCGCCACCGATGAGCAGATCATGTCGGACCCACGGGTGCAGGCGTTGGTGGAGGCT